GTATTGCTCCGTGTGTCAGGATATCACTATTTTTTCTTCTTGGCGGCAGCTTCTTTTTTGCAATCATCTAGTGCTCATTGATCTACTGCGTCACGCCGTTGAGGACGATAATCCAGCCGCGAGACTTGAGAGTGCTTACTGCTGAGCTGATGCTTGGCGTGCCGCTACTGGCGTTGTAGTCGATGGTGATGGTGGCGCTAGAGCCGGTACCAGATGGAGACCTGCCAGAGGTAGCGATGCTGTTGAGGATATTCTTTACGCTCGTAGCAGACAGCGAAGTACAGCCATACCAAGTATAATAAAAACAATTGTTCGCGGGTGTTGCGGTCCAGTTATCAAAGAAATTAGCAGGGAAGTTTACTAAGTTTGAGCAGCCAAACCAAGCAAAACCAAAGTTGGTGACGCTGTTTGTCCCCAAAAGTGGAAAACTGGTTAGCCCGGTACAGTTTAACCAAGCTGAGTTTACGGCAGTTGCACTTGACATATTAAGCGCGGGAAAGCTGGTTAAGCTCGTGCAATCCTGCCAAGTACCAGCAAAACTGGTTCCGCTAGATACATCAATCAAAGGAAAACTGGTAAGACCTGAACAGTTGCGCCAAGCAGTGCCAAAATTCGTGCCGCTAGATGTATTAAGCAACGGAAAACTGGTAAGACTTGTGCAACCATACCAAGCAGAAGAATAATCCGTAACTGCTGAGGTATCCATGCTCGCCGACACCGAAGACAGCGAAGATAAAGTATAAAATGCCTGGCCAAGGTTTGTGCCAAAGGACCACCCCGGCGGCGTGGCGCCAAGAGATACGACTTCTGTGTTTGAACTACCTGTTGTGTAATCAAAGCGCGGCCAGAAAACACCGCTGTTTAGCTTGACTTTAACCGTGTAGCTTCCGCTTGATGCGTAGATGTGTGATTGTACAAATGTGCCCGTTGCTGAGACATTTGCATTCGTCTGACCGTCGCCCCAGTCCACGTCGTAATTACAGGTGGAGGCTGTTCTAAGTGACCAGTTACCATCACTCGTTGTGATGCCAATGTCCCACGTCGTCAGAGTGGGTCCAGTGATAGCAAACTGATAGCTATTGATGTAGGCGACGCTCATGGTTGCAAGCGGTAGATCGTGTTTAATTTGTACTGTTGCATCAGCTCTCCTAGCTCCGTCAACTGAGCATCGCTCAAAGTCATCTGCCTCAGCAAAAGCCAGATAGCGTTCTGCATCGCATCTTGGTTCTCGCGGTAGTTCATGCAATCTTGGATTGCAGAAACAAACACCGCCAATGCACGAGCTAACTCTGCTGTTGCAGGTGCCGCCAGCAAGCCTTGATACACATTGCTGCTGAGCAACGCAAAATAGAAACTTTGGTAATCGAGCGGAGGCGGTGGTAATTCAACGACTTCCCAAGTCCACTGCCACTCACCAGCAGCAAGATCGACTGCGCGAATCTCACGGAGGAAGTAGGTGCTCTTGTCGTAATCAGGACGTTCTTGCCGCACAACACGCAGCACCTGATAGCGCGGATCCAGCCCCTGCACAGGCTCATTATCAGCCCGTGGGTAATCGAGCACCTTGCTGGTCTCGAAATCATAAAGGACAAAATTCTTCATTATCTCAGCCCCTTGTGACATAGAGAGTCACCTTGAGACCAGCTCCGGCGACCGTAGAACCGATCTGATCAATGTCGATGCTGATTACTGCGCCTGATGCCAGCGCTGAATCGCTGATCACTGGAGGTGTTGCAGCGGTTGAGCTGCTGCTTTCACCTGCATCAATCGAGAGCTTGGTACTCAGCACCGAAACGCCGGCCTCGTTAATGTCCACCACCAGCGTGCTGCCTGTGGGAGCGGTGTTCACATCAGCCTTCACCGCAGTCAGTGTCCCAGCATAGGGCATCGTGAAGCGTGCTTTATTAGTGCCGGCTGTCAGATTCGATGTTTCATCGCTACAGGCAATGATGAATACATCGCTGACAGTGAGTGTCTGCCAGGAGGCGTCGTAGTTAGTGCCACTATTCTTCGTGTAAACTTGACCGCTAGCTCCGCCACTAGTAATAAAACGATTATCATTGCCTGCGGCAACAGTGCCTGATACTGTACCAACATTTAACGTTGCACTGTTGCCAAGCCCAAGATTAGTGCGGCCAGAAATAGCGTTAAGGCCGCTCGATCCACCGTCCCAGGATAAACGTTCGCTATAAGCTGTATCCCATTGAGACTGCTTAGCATCAGTCGGCAAAGAATAACCGCTTACAAATGTAATAGCAAAAGTACCACTTGTTGTGACTGGCGATCCAGAAACGTTAAAACCTAAAGGAACTGATAACGCAACACTTGTAACAGTTCCACTAGAAAGTCCGCCACCACTAGGAGTTACCCAAACAGCGTCATAGTCTGCATTACTATTTTTGGCAAGGTACTGGCCAGTGACGCCGCCAGTGGGTACGCCAACACCTGGTGCGCCAGATGCTCCGGGCGCTCCAGATGGTCCAGTAGCACCAGTAGCACCTGATGCACCAGAAGGACCAACAAGAGAAGCTAACCATGCAGTCTGATCTCCTACAAATCCTTGGGCAACAGCAATCTGATAAGCACTGCTTCCACTAGGACCAGTAGCACCTGATGGTCCAGTAGCACCAGTAGCACCTGATGGCCCAGTAGCACCAGTAGCACCTGATGGTCCAGTAGCACCAGTAGCACCAGTAGCACCTGATGGCCCAGTAGCACCTGATGGCCCCGCTGGTCCTTGAAGGGTGCCTAAACTTTTCCAAATAGCGCTATCCCAAACAAAGAAAACTTGCAGATCTTCTGTTTGGTAAACATCACCAGGTGTTGCACCGCTAGGTAAACTGCCTGAAGATGCAACAGTACCTTTGACATTAAGCGCAGAATAACTTGGTGCGCTTCCTTCAAAAGTACTTGTGAACGGGTTAAATTGATATCCCATAATTAACTCTTGGTTACACTGACAAGATTGTTGCTTCCGTCATAGGCAAGCGCAAGAGTAGCAACAGTAGTACCACCAGATCCACCTAGCTTGTATGTCACTCCCGTCAAGGTTGTGCCACTATACGCCAGAGCAATATGATCGTGCTTTGGCACAGAAAGACCTTCTACCGTCTCAAGGGGAGTGCCGCTAACAGTACTGATTTGAATAGTTTCGTAATTTACGTAACCAGAAAAACCGTTCCCTAGATCGTTTGTATATCTAATCTGTGCCATTTGCAGGACTTCTTTGTTAAAACTATTATAACAAAATACGCATAAAGAAAAACCCCGGTGTATCAAGCCGGGGGCAAGTTCCTTCCTTCTCAAACGTTAAACCTTCGGTTCTAAACCGTGAGTTACGTACGTTACTTGAAGGAGTATTTCGACTATTTACTCCAGAGCAATATTGCTCCGTGTGTCAGGATATCATGACTTCGACTGTTTATAACGCCTGGCTGCACGTCCTGCTTTCTTGGCAGCATCAGTGTTCGCAACAAACTGTTTACCTTCGCGACTGGCAGCGCGTTTCTTTTGGTCTGTCTCCTGGCGTTCTTCTTTAGACAGTGAGGCCCAGGCGCTCTCTGGTAGATACCGTTTGGTATATCCCTTCTGTATCGCTTTGTCTGCCATTACTTAGAGTCCTTATATTTCTTGGCAGCAGCTTTAGCTTTACTACGCTTTTCATATTCATCCTTCGTCATCCACTTCTCTTTACCCCACTTCTCCAAAGACTTCTGCTTCTCTCCCTTACCTCCCCTATATCCCCCTCCCTCCTTCTCGTATTCCTGCGCCACAAGTTGTGCCTTGCGTGCAGACCACTGCCCAGGCTTACCACCTTTGGAGCCAGCCATCACGCGATCTTTAATGTTCTCGCGTAACTCTGGTTTGGTGTACTTGCTATCATCCTGGGCCATCAGGATTATTTTTCTTTTCTTCTAATATTTTAGCCCACTTACATGGACGAGCAGACTTAGCCCAATCCTTGGGTGGATTAGGAATAAGCCGCTCTAGTTGCCAGAAGTATTCTTCTAACCGTTCTTGTTCGGTCGGAATCCTAAACTTCCTTTCGGACTGCTTGGCCACCAAAGCGCTCCATGATTTCATCCATGTGTTCCAGGGATTCAAGCCTGGTCAACATCTCTGCAATCATATTGATCGTGATGGGATGTTCGGCCCTAGCTGCAAATGCCAATGCATCACGCAACGCTTCCGTCGCCTGCTTCACTGACTCCTTCACTTGATTCGACAGGGCCATTTCCGATTCCTTGGGTTCTCTCAGTATAGGTGCGATTATCAGCATGGAGTTTGGAAATCTTCAAACTATGGAGCAACTGATTATGGTTATCGAGAAATTCGTAACCTTGGCTCAGTGCATTCTCATATTCTGGCAGTGCCATAACTAAATCAAAGTTGGGTTAACTCAATCTTACTGGTTGGAAAGTCCGAACAGATTACATCTGCATAATCTGAACAGATCGAATAGATATTTTTGCTCCTCCATTCCTTTACCTTCTCTGCAGTCGGTGGCTCCAGGTCCACCAGGATGCAGTCGGGGCCAGCATGACAGTTGGGATATGTCCAGATCTTGCCCTTGCTGGTGAGCGTATAGGTATCGGTATCATGCCAGAAGCAGTGATGTTGGTCCTTAAGCAGGTACAAGGCAGGAAGGTTCTTGCAATGGAAGATCAGATAGTCATTTCGTTCTTTGATCCAATGCAGATCAACAAAGTGCTCTGGCTTGTCATGGCCTAGGTAGAAGCATCCTTCGACAAACCGAATGTCAACCTCTACCTCGTACAACTCATCAATTGCTTTATCGATATAGCCAGGAGTATTTTCTAGTTCAGGCTTCCTTCCCCGTAGGTTGCCACGGTGGGAGATCGCACTTAAGAACGACATTACGCAAACTCTTTCAGGAATACATCAAGGTCTTCTGGTGTACCAAGCCCGTGCATAGCTCGAACTGGGACTGCAGAAATTTTTTTGCCTTCCTTGATGGCGTAATTATATGCAGGACAAATGTAAAACTCGCCAAGTGTGCGGTCATCCGCCGCAATCATTTGGTCAACGTACTTAACGAAGTCGCTGCCCTTACGCCACCAGTACACACCGCAGGTAGCGTCATGACTGATGGGTTTCTTCTCGGCAACCTCAATGATATCTGTGCTGCCAGGTGCACGCTTGACATAGCTCCACTTCGGGTGGGTGCTATAGAACGTAAAGATCGCACCATCAGCATCCGTATTCTCCAGCTGGTACAGGCTGTGGATCGGATCCCACTCCAGGTACTGGTCGCTGTTGAGGATCAGCAGGGGCTTGTCGTTATCGATCAGCTCACGCGCCAACATCGCTGTGCATGCGGCACCCTCGGTCACGCCATCGACTGGGACCACATTGGAACCAGGGGAGATCAGGTTCATCAAGCTGGGCAGGCTGTACTGCTCGATGTGTTCCTGCTGGGCAATGAACGTATAGTTTGCCTTGATGCCAACGTTCTCAACCACCCACTGGATCATGGGTTTGCCACGTACATCAATCAACGGTTTAGGGAACGTATAGCCAGCAGCTGCAAACCGTGACCCACGGCCTGCCATTGGGATCAGTACGTTGAGATCATTCATGTGCGGCTTTGCCTTGACAATCACTTCTTCTGTAAGGATGTTAATACCTTTCTGAATCTTTTCGGCAGTCAGGTCTAGACGATTCTTAACGCAGATCACATGGGCACCGGAGTCCAGCGCAGCTTGCTGGCCAACATGTGAATCCTCGAACACCAACGTATTAGAAGGTGTTGCATTGCACTGGATCATGCACTGCCAATACAAATCAGGGGCTGGCTTCTTCCGTGACACCTCATCCGCACTGACGAAATAATCAATGAAGGGAAACAGGTGTAAAGAGTAGAGCGCATTCTGCACTGACTTCCGGATGCAGTTAGATGCAACAGCAACCTTGATGCCTGCACTCTTGATTTGGATCAACAGCTCGATCAGCTGTGTATCCATCTCAAACTCATTAAAGTATTCAGTGGTTAACTTTTGTTTTAATTCCCACACATTCTTATGGCGTTCGATTGGTAGTCCACGCTCACGCGTCAACATCTCCAGCTTCACGCTGGTAGGTAAGCCGTCATACGTGCGAAGATGCTCCTCGCGGCTAATCACATATTTCGGATCAATCTCTGCCAGGGCCTCATTAAGGGCTTGGTAATGGATGTCCTTGCTGTCAACAAGAACACCGTCAAGGTCAAAGCAGATCAGCTTATTCATTTTGAATCAACCTCTAGGAAATACTGTTGGTCGCGATGCTCTTTCTGGTGGCACACCAGTGAGTTGTAAGCGCATTTGAAGTGGACATAAGGCGCAACACGCCGTGTCCATTCCAGGTCTTCTTCCTGCATATGGCCCAGGCGTTCATCAAAGGGGTGGTCAAGCAGGAGACCACGGTGCACGCAGAAGATATTGCCGGAGATATAAACCTCATCATTGTGATCCCAATCCTTGTAGTCATAGAACTGGCGATCATCTAACTCACGTGGTCCACAGAAGCCGCTCCAGTCATACCAAAACCTGCCGCCGTCGCTCCGTTGTTGCGGGAACGCAAGTATGTTCCAGCTATTCCAGCACTCAAACTCCCACAGCTTCTTGGCCCAGTCCGGGGTCAGCCACAAGTAGTCGTGCAGGAGGCACAGGCGATCAAAGTCTGCCTTCTGCGCCAGGATGTTTTTCTTCTTGGTGATCCACAGGGGACGGACCGATTCATCAAATTCGATGTACTGGATGTCAGGGTGTTCCAGCTCCTTAACAATTTCCTCCGGAGGCTCTGGGCCAATCACCAAGATCTGGTAGTCATCAAGATGTGTGGCTTGCTTGCGGATGGAATCAACACACTTGATCAGGTGCTCGGCATTGTCATAGCCAGTGCAAATGCCAAAGGTGATAGTGAAATCCTTGGATTCTTTGTCGCCATGAATGATGTTGATCGTGTGCTGACGCAGCCGGTCTTTATGGAACGCAACAACATCTGGGTTGGGAACCACGGGCTCCTTGTGTTTGATCTCGGCATGGAGTTCGGGGTCCACAAGAATTGCGTAGCCCGCATCACGGATGCTCTTGCAGAATCCCCAGTGCTCACAACCTTTGTCGCCATCCCAACTGATGTCACCGTCTTCAAAAACTGCACCATGGACTAGGGCAATGGAGCCAAAGGCACTCTGAACTTCGACAGGAAAGTCGTCATCCCAGAGGCGACGATCATCAGGATCAACAAATGGATTGGCAGCAAACGTCATGCCCTGGTTCCCATCCATGTCAATGAGAGCCCAGCTGTCGTAATAAGACGGTAAGCCGGTGTCACCGATGGCGTCCGTAACATCCTGCACCGTGTTGGGTGTGATCATGCCAATGGTGGGGTCCGCTTCCAGCTCCTCGACCATCCGCTCAATCAGATCAGGACGGAAGTGGACATCACTGTCGGCAACCAACAGGTAATCAAAGGCCCAGAAGTCCAGGACACTCAGGCACACGTTGCGATAACGGGCCAACCACTTAGTACGTTCGGTGGATTGGACACTGCCCCACTTGCGAGAACCAGTCTTCTCGCTCAACAAAAAACCTTTGCGATCATCCAGCCAGCGCATCAGTATGCCAGCCGTCATGTCCTTGGAATCGTTCTCCAGGAATGAGTAGATGAACCGATATCCCTTGGGGATCAGTTCATTTTCCATCCATTCGTACTGAGCAAGCGCATGCCCAATGTGCTCACTACTATCTCGCCACAGTGTCAACACTGCGATGCGCTTGCCAGCCATGAATGGGTTACAGATCTACCCGAATATAAGAGATTTCTTGCTCCTGTAAACGTTTCTCTAATTCATCGGCTTCAATTGTTTCAACATCTTCAAACGCTTTGCCATTTAGGCAACCGGTTCTGCAATCCTCATCTGTATCAAGGTAGAACCGCGTGAGATTTGATCCCATCGATCAGGCTCCAAAGGCTGGTATGAGTTGTGAATTCGTACAGCAACACAACCGTCAACGCCAACATCGCAATACGTCCGTTCACCCGCTCGGCGTACCAGATGTGATCGTCAAAGTTTGTATGGCCTTCCCAGAATTTTAAGTCAGGGCATTCTTCCAGGAGCCACTTCAGTAGCGCAGGAAACAACCAACCAAGGCAAGACCAGTATCCCTTGACCGTCAGCAGGATCTTTTCCATCAGTGGATCAGGTGTCCGGTGAAAAACAGGTAAGCATCAATGCCTACGACAACAACAATAGCTCCTAAAACGGCAATGATCGCGTACGTGAAGTCTTTCATTCGCACTCCGTTGACAACCCAGGTAAGCTGAAAATAATATACAAAACCTTCAATGGTTGCTAAAGTTAACGCAGCAGATCCTTGGATCAAAGCCAAGGATGAGCAACCAGAAGTTATGCGGGACCTCAACCGGACCGCAGCCAGAATTACGCTTAACGGCAAGCGGCATTACACCACCCCGTTACCCACTGGACCTGCACCGTCCGTAACCACAATCATTAGCGAAACAGCTTCCGAAGCAAACAAGCGGAAGCTCGAAATGTGGTCAAAAGCTAACCCAGGTGTAAAAGAAGCAGCTGCTGAGCGCGGTACTGCCATCCACTACGGCATGGAGCAGTATCTTAAGGGGAACAAATCACCGGAAATTCCCAATGACTATAAGGACTTTTGGGCGGGCATGCCTTCGATCCTTGATCAATTTCAAGAGGTCCTGTGGGCGGAATCTCCTGTTCTTGAAAAGTTTAATTTTACTATCGGTAGCGATGACGTTGCTCGCGTGTGGGGTTGCGATAACGACGGGCGAAGTTGGGCTGGTGCTCCCGACATTATTGCTGTGGCTAATAATAAGCTCACTCTCGCTGACTTAAAGACCAGCGTCAAACCCTATAGCCGCAAGTGGCCTAAAGATCTGGATAAGGGATCGCCGGAATGGCGAGACCTCCTGGGTGGCCACATGAAGTTCAAGAAGACCTGTAAGCAGCTGGCGGCCTATGATATTGCCATCCAGCAGACCTTGGGCATCAAGGTCCAACAGGCGGCCATCCTGGTTTCAACGCCTGTCCGCACTCAGGTCTTCAAGATCTCCAGGCGATTCCTGGATGTGTTGCACGACGACTGGTACAAGATCGTGGCCGAATACTACGAGCAGGTCGAGAATTGCAATGTGTATGACCCTGATTTGATTTGAGATGCCAGAAGAAAAACCCACTATCAAAGTGAGTCTCACTCAAGAAGAATAGAGAGGGAAAAGGCCGCCAGGCCGATTTACACCGAACACCCTATCAATCCTGTGTTGCAGACAGGGGAATCCCAAAAGTTGGGCGGGGCCATGCAACTCACCGCACCTTGGTACAAAAATGACGCAATGGACGCCGGACAATCAGAACGTTCCCTGGAGCAAGACGGACCCTGAGGAGCAGCGCCGCCGGGTTGCCTGGTCTGTCGCAACGTCGTGTGCAATTGAGACAGGTGAGTCACCAGTTGACATCTACGAGCGCATGCTGAAGAAGCTTCAGGACGTAGATGCCTACGGACATATGGCTCTAGATGAGTCTAATGAGTCTACCTAATTCCCGAAAATCGTAAGGGTCCGGCTGGATTGGTCGCCGTAGGATAAGAAAACACTCAGCTCCACCCCAGATGGAAATTCACATTTCCCTGGGAGAGTGGATAAATACTCTCCAGATCCGCATGGGCAATGCGGTGGATGGGGATTGTTTTTATCTACCCTCCCTGATGCATCTTCATGCATTTCAACTGGTCAAGGAAGCTTCTTTTCCGGAGCGAAACTTTAAAGTGGCACTTGAAGAAGAAAGAAAAGTATGACCAGCCGTAATCAGCAGGCCCTCCGTCCAGGGGAGATCAATCTTGGTTTCATCCCCATGGATTGGCCCCTCACCCCACTGGGTGCCAAGAAGGATCCGTATGTCAACGGCTGGCAAAACAAACCGTTTAGCGTCCGCGAGATCGAGGAAGAAATCGTAGCAGGCAAGTGCCGTGCCATCGGCTTGCTTGGTGGTCCTGTCTACAACCATCCCTACGGATTGGTCTGGGTCGATATCGACGGTCCAAGCGTTTACCAGCTGGTGGAGGGGATCTCTGACCTTCCCTTATCCGAAGCGCTGCCGCCAACTCTGACCATCATGAGCGGCAAGATTGGCCGCGAACGCAAGCTTTACAAGCTCAGCCGCGAGAAACACAAGCACTTCGCTCGGAACAAGTACACCTGGCACGCAGAGGAAGATAAGGAAAAGCTTGAAATCCTTTGGCAGCGGCACCAAGGTGTGCTCATGGGTCTGCACCCTGAGACCGATGGCTACTTCACCGCTGAGGGTCAGGGCTTTGAGTGGGTGGATGAGCTGCCGGAATTTCCGGAATGGCTGTTGAACGCCATCATCAATAAGAACGTCAGGCAGGGAACTCCCGCTAAAGAACGCACTCGCATCGTTGGCCCTGGCTTTGCCATCAACGCTGAGGTGTCCTTAGAGCGGGACATGAAACTGGCGACAGAAGCGATGTGGGCTCTGCCGCCGGAAGCTGCCGATGACTACGACATCTGGATCACGATTGGCCAGACGCTTCACAGCTTGGATGAATCCCTGCTCGACAACTGGGATGAATGGTCCAAGCAATCAGAGAAGTACCGGGACGGTGAGTGCCACAGGCGCTGGCGTTCCTTCTCAAAAGATGGGGGCCGTGGCTTGGGCTCTCTCATTCATATCGCACAGGAGCATGGGTGGAAGCCTTCCCAGGAACACCGTGCGATGAATGTGGACGATGACACGCTAGAGCACGTATCAAAACTGCTGGCTGAACTTGAACAGGATTTACAGATGGCACCAGAAATTCTTGAGGAAACCACTGCTCCCACTGCTGCTCCACCGATGTGGAAGAAGCGGCAAAAGCAGGTGTCACAAGACAAGTCAGGCAAAGACCAACGGACGCGAAACCCTTCATCAAACGTAGTTACTGACGTTGTTCTGGACCTGTATAAAGGCAATCTGCTTTTCAGTCAACCGCACAACCAGTTCTTCCTGTATGAAAAGGAGGCCCGTGGACTCTGGTCACCCCTGACCAAGATCTCAATCTTGGGGGACATCCGCTCCAAGCTTCAGTCGCTGGGTGACTTCCTGCCGAATGGCTTCAGCACCAACTTGATGAACGATGTCTGCACGCAGCTGCAGTCAGTGCTGGCCTTCGATGAGTGGTATGACAGCTCTGAGTACCTGCTGTTTACCAACGGTGTGCTGAATGTAGAGACCAGGGAGCTGCTTCCGTTCAGCCGGGAAATGCACCTGGTGCAACAGATGCCTTATCCCTACAATCCTGCTGCCACCTGTGAAGAAATCATTAAGTGGCTGAAGAATACGCAGCATGACAGCTGGGAACGCACTCAAGTTCTGCGGGCCTGGCTGCGGGCAACACTGCTCGGGCGCTACGAGATTCAGAAGTTTGTAGAAATTGTCGGCCCTGGTAAGTCGGGTAAGTCCACCTACGCCAACCTGGCTGTGGCACTGGTGGGTAAGAGCAATACCTACTCCACGGACTTTGAGAACATGGAGAAGAACCGCTTTGAAGCAGCGGCCTACATGGGTAAGAAACTCTTACTTTTCCAAGATGCTGACCGTTGGGGTGGTTCTGTTTCCAGGTTGAAAGCCATCACTGGTAGTGACTGGATTCGTAGCGAACGCAAGTATCAAGGCGAAGGATTGGATCCTTTCCAGTACCACGGCGTTGTGATGATTACGGCCAACGAAGCCATTCAGTCCACCGACTACACCTCTGGTCTGGCACGTCGTCGTCTCACCATTCCCTTCGACCGTCCGTTCACGGGCGGCCCGAACGAACAGAAGGAACTGATCAAGTTCAATCCCAAGGGTGAACCGCAAGGTGTGTTCGCACCGCTGTTGCCTGGGTTGGTGAACTGGCTCCTCGACATGACGGAAGAGGAGATGCGTGAGTACCTGATGGAGACTGCCAAGAAGGTGAAGTTCTTCCAGAAGTACGAGAAGATGCAGAACCTTCGCTCTAACCCACTGCTGGATTGGATGGAGCACAAGGTCATCTATGACCCAGGCGTCAGTTCTGCTGTTGGCTTTACCAAAAATGCACCGATGGGCTCATCCCATATTTACGCCAACCAGGACAAGTGGCTGTATGCCAGCTACGCCGAGTTCTGCCGTCAGTGCAACGTGGGTATCATGTCGCGTAACCGATTTGAACCCCTATTTATTGACATCTGTAAGCACCAGCTCAAGATCAATGCCTTTCCCATGCGTAATACCAGGGGTATGCGGGTCGTGAACGTAGCGGTTAGGGAGTCCAGCCCGAAGTACGAAGGTTGGCCTTCCATTGTTGAGGTGTCGTCCGATAAGGAAAAGTACAAAGAGTTTTATGGGATGTCGCTAGAAGCAACCTCTGATGCGACAATGGAGGATGAACTAGAAATTACAGATGTCTAATGGGCGTCACCTGATTCTGGATCTGTATGACTGCGATCCAGGGGCATTAGATAACTACGACCTGCTGGAAGAGTGGCTTAGGACCGCTCTTCTGATGTCGAAGGCAACGATCCTCAGGATCATCGGTGAGAAATTTGAGCCGCAGGGTGTAACACTACTGGCCCTACTGGCTGAATCTCACGCCTCTATTCATACCTGGCCGGAGATGGGGTACGCCGCTGTTGATCTATACACCTGCGGGGATACCACCAACACGCACAAGGCTGCTGAGTTTATGAAGTACAAACTCAAGGCGCAAACATCGGAGGAGCGGGAACTGACACGTTCTGTCACCCCTGGTGAAGCAGGAGCTATTGCTGCACTTGAGAATCTGTACGAAACAAATAGCGAAGGAATGGAGCAGCTTGCTAATACGTAATTGCCGTTGGCATTCGTATCATCAATTTGTGTATAGTAAATCGAGAATAATCCGATTTAATGGCTAAAAAACCGAAGCTTCTTTGGATTGGTGACGTAATTGCCACCACTGGTTTTGCACGCGTCACGCACAACGTCGTAGATCGGTTGAAAGATAAATACGAGATCGTAATCCTGGGTTGTAACTGGCATGGTGACCCAGATCCCATGCAGCACACCTACAAGATGTATCCGGCATCTAACCGTTTTCAGCAAGGTGCTTTTGGGGAGGAACGCATTCGGGAAGTTGTTGAGATCGAGAAGCCTGACGTGGTGTTCTCTATCAATGACTGCTGGATTATTAATGAACAGTACCGCCGGGTGCATGACCTCCACCAGCCACTGGGCTTTAAGTTCGTGGGGTACATGCCCATGGATTCCTACAACTGGGTTGGTTGCCTCAACGAAACCGCCAACGCATGGGACGCCATCGTTTCCTATACAGAATTTGGGGCACACGAATTCATCAAAGGTGGGATTGAGAAGCCCATCACGGTGATTCCCCACGGCGTCACGGCTGGTCAGTTCAAGCCTGGTGACAAGATTGAGGCACGCAAGAAGCTGGGCCTGAAGGAGGATTCCTTTATTGTCTTCAACGGCAACCGCAACCAGTTCCGTAAACGGATTGATATCACGATTGACGCTTTTGCTGATTTTGCAATCGATAAGCCGGAAGCTCAGCTGTACCTACATATGGGAACTAAGGACCAGGGCTGGGATGTGATGGCTGTGTTTGCACGGGAGATGCAGAAGCGTGGGCTTGATCCCAACGGTCGCATCATCATGACTTCCAATACGGCCAATCCACCATCGGTATCGGTGGACATGCTGGAAACGATCTATCAGGCGGCTGACGTGGGCGTCAATACCTGCAAAGGTGAGGGCTGGGGACTGGTGAACTTTGAGCATGCGGCCTGCCGTGTGGCCCAGGTGGTGCCAGATCACACCTCCTGCAAGGAGATCTTCGAGGACTACGGCCGTCTCATCCGCTGCGACCACGTTGATGTGGATACCAACTTCGCCCGCGAGATGCCTTGCCCCTCCTCCGTCCACTTGACCGAGATCCTCAACGAACTGTACGCCGACCGCGCCCAGCTCGATGCCGTGGCTGAAGCGTGTTACCTGCGGGCTACCGACGAGATGTTCAGCTGGGACACGATTGCTGCTCAGTTTGACGGGGTGTTCCAGGAGGCACTCAACCCTGTACTGGAGCCGGAGGCGCTGGTCAAACCTAAGAAGAAAGGGAAGAAAGCTGAGAAGGAGCTGGTGCCCGCCTAACGTCAGACGGGACGAAGATCCTGTGGGGAACCGAGGGCCTCTGCTACGGCAGGGGCTTTTTTCATGCGTTGGTGCGGCACGAAGGCACGAAAGTACAGATGTATCAAAATCTCAGGGTGGGACTCGAATGTCGGTGCAGAGATGCAGACTTTGGGGGTGTTTTAACCCTTACGCGACGTAAATGACACTGTGAGTAAAAGTGTTATTTAGCTTTAATAAAGGTAAAAATGGGGTCAAAGTCTGCAAGTCTGCACGGGCAAATGACAAAACGACCCCCTACAATGTCATGGCTCACCCGAAGAACCCGTCATGGCAAGCGTTGTAAGGAAGCTCCAGCAGATCGAGAAGGAGTTTGGGCAGCCCAATTTCCGTCATGTCCAGGGCATCGAGAACATGGAGGAGGAAAACCTGAACAAACTTGGCTACTACCGGGGGTTTGCTTGTGCTCACGGCCATCTCATTCGGGACTCAGAACGACATTGGTGCTATGAGTGCGCCAAAAAAATCCTGAGTAACGTCTGCGGTTTCGATATCAACTACCTACACAAGGACTACAAACACAAATACGCCAAGCTCTGGAAGAAAATCAAAATCTCATTCCCAGAGGAGTGCTGGGAGATGGAGATGCCTGGTGGTGGTACGCCCAAGAGGGTGTGCCTGCCGTCGTACCGGTCGGGCTACAGCAAGCAGAAATCCGAGAACGTGAACATCCACAAGGCGGTGTACCAGTGTGCGTGGGGGGATGTGGGGGCGCTGGTGGTGACCAGGCTGTGCAGCAACCCCAAGTGCGCCAACCCCTTGCATATGGTGTCCAGCTTTAACCGCAACTACCCGCCCGCAAGCGTCACACCGCTGGAAGTTGACTTCAAGGCAGAGAAGCTTATGCTCTTCAACCGCCAGTCTCAACGTGAGTCTGGTATTCAACCAGTGGTACAACAAGAGTTCAAGAATATGATTACTCACCCGGAATATGTGAAAGATCGCCCCGAGTACAATGAATAATAAAAAGAATAATAAGCAGTGGCCAGAAGTAATCAGACGCAACAACGTCAGAGAACCAGGCAGAACCCGTTAGTTTTAGGCACGTTCTCCAGTCTTGCCTTGCGTTATTTGCATGGCACGCTGGGTCCTAAAAATGAGTTAGTTGGATCCAGGGATACGTGGGATACCTCGAATGGTGGTTTTGGTGGCGGTGCTTACAACCATTGGTTCCAGGTCAATATCACCAGCGATGCATGGATCATCCTTGCAAAAGGTGGGCCGCGTCCAAATTACATCGAGGTTTCTGCTTATGACATGAACCTGGTTCAGATTCCTGCCCGTAGCGTGTGGGAAGCTGACAGCGTTGTGTTTGGCAGTAACAATCTCAATGGTGTTTATTATCCATACCTTGATCAGGTGATGGGTGCAGGCTCTGATCTGTATAACACCTATAACCCAAACAGTCTGGATAAAGGGAACGAACTGTATTATCCCCTTGGTCCAGGTTCATACTTAATTTGCATCTCTACAACACGCAACGAACTCCTTGAGTACAACGTTGGTGTTGTTATTGAATTTCCCAGCACGGAACTATTCATTGAACTGGAAGATGGAGATGGTGGTCTCTTTATTCAAGAGAGTGAAATTGACCCGTTAAACACGGTTGATATTGATTCTCCTGTCACAGTAAATTACACAATTCCTACAAACTTCAACGCATTTACAGAAAGGGAATGTGTTATTAACTCAGGTGTTACTGTCACGATTCCAACATTTTCCACTTGGATGATTGGATTTGAGATCCCAAGGAATGAAGCTGATAACAGTAAATTTATTATTGAAGTCAGCCCAACGTTTGATTACAACTCCATTCACGACCACTCCCTTTCGGAATGGGAAGCCGCCTGGGAAGCAACACACCAAGATACGGATAAATTCCCGTCCGTCTTTATACCTTTGACGAACAGGTCATGATGGGTTTCTACAACTGGCTCATTTGCAAACTGTTTAAACGCTGTGCTATTTACAGTGAAACTCCCACTGAACGTTTTAAGCGTTATTGTGAGGAAAACCCTGGCGCCGTACAGTGTCGGATCTACGAGGATTGAACTTTAGTTCACTGTTAAAGCGAAGAAAGAAATGCAAGAGGATCAAACGGAAGAAGCTGGTTCACACCATTGTTCTACAGAACGGTGCTCTGGCGGTGACACGCTTGATCCCTTGGATCCGTATTGGGAAAAACTACGCGTGGATGGCCAGTTTAGCCGTTGGCAAAAGCCGGCGACAGATTAACGATTGGTTGATGCGTCGCTCCAAGCGCAGTCGTGTTCAGAAATTAAATGTCAACTTGACAGGACTAGGTGGCAATAGTGGTCATGCCATTGCATTGCGTCAGTTGTACGTATGGCTTGATGTTGTACCAGAGGGTGACATCATCATGTTCTACTGTGAATCAGCTGATGCAGAACGTCAGATGAAGATTTGGAAGAAGTGGATTCTGCGTCATAATCCAGATCTGTTGTATTCCATTGATGAAGAAACTAAATCTTTCTATATCTACAAACCCATGAGTTTAGAATGAAAGAAACGGGATATACCCATGCACAAACTCAACGAATACTTGGAAGTTGCGCTGGCTATTCATGCCGCCTGCTCTGCTATCACTGCACTGACCCCAACCCCAAAGGATGACGCTCTAGTGCGTAAGCTCTATCGCGTGATTGAGATTGGTGCTCTGGTTATTGGTCGCGCCAAGCAACGCTGATCAGTCGGGCAACGCCTGAAACCAATACACGCAGCCACCTTGTTTTTCAACCCATTCACGGGTTGCATATGCGTCACTCTTGTCTAGGGTGACGCATTTTCTTTCATCACCTACTTCCCAGCAGATGTTCACGCGGATGCGTGGTTCTTTATATTTTTTCACTTGCTGATCAGAATTGCCCAGCCTGTGTTGTTTCCGTCGCACTCCCATCGGCGTAACCAGTTTTTCCTGCTGTACTCTACATTTTTACCTTTGGCGGCATTGTTGTTGACATACCCGCCATTGATCATGTCTGCTTCTCCGTTGGGATCGTTGAACACAAACGATGTTGGCGTAAAACCTATGCAACAGGTCCAATGTCCACCGCCAGTGGGGTAGCTGACGGTACCTTTATGTAACCAACCAACAGCAACTGGCCTGCCGTTACGGATCTCGTTTTCCAGTAACGCAGTATTCCCATTGGTGACAAACTTGGCAGTAAGTCCCAGGAATTTCAAGGCTGCGAGTTGAGCGTTGCGATCCGTTGTGTCCCCGTATTTGCTACGGATTTTGTTGTACTCATCATCGCTTTTAACCTTGCCGTAATATTCGGCAATCATGGCGCAAGTGGACGAGAAGCACTCCCTGTAACCTTTGCCGGATTGGTTATCCAGCTGGTACTCATAGGGAACAGACAGGATCTTTCGATCAATCACACCTGGTTCAGCAGGATCAGGCTTTTGCATTTGCCGATCCATGATCTGAATTAATTTGGTCACATATCCGGGATCAGTAGCGTAACCTTCCTCTTTAAGAAGTTGAGCGCACTCATTCCTGGTTGCTGCTCGATTGACGCCTTTGTATCCATTGAAATCTTTGTACCAACGTGTAACTAGATAATCAACACATTCGTACAGGCTGCCAAACTTCTTAAACCAATCTTTGATCTGAATTTCTTTGCCACCAATGAATTCGCTGGTGGTGACGTAGCATCCTTCTCCGTCTTTGGATTTAATGCCAAAGTAATTGTGCGTGCAGGAGGTGTGCTGACCCTGAGCACTCTCTAAAAACCACTGCGCTGCAACGCATTCCGGAAATTTAGCACCTGCTTTTTTGGCGGCTGCCAGGACGCCATCCCAGGTGTTCGGGAACTCTTCCGTTGGTTTAGGTGCATTGCGATACTTCAGCGCAAATGACTCCAAAACATCAGGTGTGACCTGAGCCTGGAGCCAGTTCCACGCATCAATCTGATGAGGTTCTTTCTTAAAGAACTCAACAGCATCAGTCAGCTTTATTGACATCGACCTAAAGCTTTTTCTTAACTTTAGGTCAGGTCAATAATCACACAACTTCTGCTTCTTTGGTTTCTACTTCTTCTGCACCGTCTTCTTCCGGCGCAAACTCCAGGGTTTCAACCAACTGACCGATGAGGTTTGCAGCAAATTGAATCAGGTTACCGTCGCCAGTGGCACGGGCAGAACCAAATGAATTAATGGCGGAAACCAGTTCAGACTTTTTGCAAGCCATGATAAACAAATGACTTTAAAAAGTATAGCAATGAATCACCAAGGCAGCCCAGTGGCAGAGGTCGGATTCAGTTCTTGTTGAATTTGCTGCTCCAAGGCAGCTTCGATGGCTGCGACCTGTTCAGAGCCAAGTGTTGTTTTAACCCAGTCAACAACTTGATCTTTGGTTAATGAATTAAACGGAGTAAAGCTAGAAGGATCTGGATCTCCAAGACCAATGCTTCCATAGGCTCCGGAAGTTTTACCATATTCTTCACAAGAAACTGTGTAATGCACTGTATAAACAGCGCCATCAGGACAAACGTTGCCATCGGGAAGATGACGCTCAAGCTGAGCAATATCCCAGGTAATAACGGCCATTGTTAAAACATTTTTACATATTCTAACAATTAAAGCTCAGGCATTTCATATTCCTTTGTGCTGTTGCAATAGTGTTTAAAAATAATTTCACTTGTATTTCCGGCCCACTGTGCAACCACTACTGGTTATCCGTGCTCCTGTCAAGCAAACCTAGAAACGACGTGGGCTAAGACGCCTTGAGAGTTGCTACTTCAGCCTGCAGCTCAGCAATCATTACCTGCTGTTCTTGTATGGCTTTGACTAAAACCGGAATTAAGTCTTGGCGCACTGACTTGTAAGGCTCCTCTCCCTCCGGGTGGTTTTCGCCTTTTTCCCATTCGTCAATCAGATCAGGGAATACCTCTTCGACTTCTTGCGCGATGAATCCCCTGACGCTTTTGCCGGTGTTGCCAAAGCCTTCTTTCCAGTCAAACCTACGAGGCTTAAGCGCGAGAATCGCATTGAGTCCTACATCAAGATCTTTGATATTTTCTTTCAGCCGACGATCTGAAATTGCACTGATAGTTGTACTGGTTGCATAGATGGTTCCACCAAAGCCGACGTAAAACCTATAAGCAGCTGCACCGGTTGAGTACATTGAGTATCCAATCGAGCTATCTGTTGTGTCGGCTGCGCCGAGTTGCATCCTGGCCGAACTAAGTATTTTGATTCCTGTACCAGATCCAACATTGGCATCGGTTGCGCCACCGGCCAGTATGTTCCTTTGGTTGTCAATGCGCATTGCCTCCGTCGGAGAACTCGCCCCATCCGCAGTAGTCGAAAACACTAAACGCCCTGGGCAGTCACCCGAAGCCCATGCTCCTGCTTGATCATTTTCAGCAGCAATAAATGCGGCACTGCGGAAATTAGTTCCGTCATTGCCAACAAAGTTGATGCCGCCAATTTGATAACCGCCTGGCGTAGCTGTGTTGGTCCCTAAAGTATTGCTTCCAGAAGATCCGATTGAAAGCCATGGTGCATAACCACTGGCTGTGTAGTTAATAAGAGCAAGGCCATTGTCATAATTATTTGTTGCCGTGTTTACTTGTGCAAAAGGAGTAGAAGCTGTACTGCCGACATAAATGTTGCTACGCGCTGTAGACGTGCCCACTAAGAGCCTACGACTTGAGTCGATTCGCGCTGCTTCACTGCCATTTTGATACCAAATGTGATAACCACTGGCTCCCCCAAAATATTCATGAACATTTTGATTGTTTGTTCTGTCATAAGTCAGGAGAGTGTTGGTTGCAGCACCTGACATGCCGATTGACATGCTGCCGCTTGTATTGACAAAGCGAACGAATCCGTTTGTGGAGGTTGTCGATTGAACCCTGAGTTCTGTATCTGCGGAGGAAACGTGCAACGCAGTGGCTGGAGTAGTACCAATCCCTAGACTGCCGAAGCTATCAAACCGAGCAATCTCCGTAGCTTTATTGTTTTTGGTAAATCTAATTACCCCGCCAGTGCCAGGGGCATCAATAACTACTGAACTTCCAATACCGATTTCTTCGCCGCCGCCAATAGAACCATAATAAGAGTTTGCTACGTCAAACCTAATAGTTGCTCTTGTGCCTACTCCAGCTCCTTGGTTGGAAACCCACAAGGGAAATGTTTCAACACCGTTACTTTGATCGTTGATTTCAAGGCGGCCATCAGGCGAACTCGTCCCAATCCCTACGTTGCCTGCGGAGGTGATGCGCAGTTTTTCGGTTTGAGATCCTGCAACGGCGTCCCCTGTGTAGAAGTAATGGCCACCAACATTTGTAGTTCCTTGGGCAAAGTATCCAATACCACCAGCGCCAGCAGTATTAGAGCCACCGTTCCATCGTGCAATGCCAACGTTGAATAACGTGCTACCACCATCTCCAAGAACAATGCTGCCTTGAGATTGCGACGAATTGCTGATTCTTACCTGATCAAGGACTTGCAGTTGCGACTGAGGGCTCGAAACCCCTATGCCTAAACGCCCTGAGGAGTCAATTACCGCATGTGCGGTAGTGCCAGAATCAGTGCTAAGAAGAATCTTGCCGCCATCGTTTCGGATGACGGTATCACCTAGAGTACTGTTGGCGATAATATTTCCTGCACTATTTGCTACACCAATCCAGGATTCTGCTGTTATTCCAAGACCAAACCGAATAACGCTGGTTTGTCCACCAGCTCCAGCGGTTGCTGTTAAATCTAAAACAGCATTGGGCGAATTCGTCCCTATGCCGACATTTGTTCCTGAAACCGTTAATACAGCTGAGCCATTTGCGGCAATACCAACCGTATTAGCTGCACCTGTAAATAGACCAGTATCTAAATCACCAGCAAAAGCAATGGATGGCGCAGCAGCAGTGCCCGATGCAAATACGCCAGAAGTAATCGTTGCAGTTGTAAATTGTCCTGCAGTACCAGTTACAGTTGCGCCAGATACAGTACCACCTCTGACAACACCGCCAGAAATGGTGCCAGTTACTGTGATATTTCCACTAAAGGTCGGGTTCTGAACCAGACCAGAAATCGAGACACTCTTATCAACGCCAGCATCCGTAAAGGTGACCGTATCAACCTTGATAGTTCCGTATGGCATTTGTCTGTAACTTTTTTCTTATTTTAACTGAAGGAATTAAGGCAGGATGATTAACGGACCTTGGATCACAAATCCGTTCACGCCACCAGAAACAACACCAGAACACACAATGGCAGCAGTCGCACCTGATGGAGTTGTTATTGCAAGAGTGCTGCCTGTGATGTTAGTAAATCTACCGGTATTGCCGGTGATAGTTGCACCTGAAACTTGACTGGTAAAAACACCACTGCTGAAGTTTGCCGTAGCACCAGTGACAGTAGTACCAGAAATTTGAGCCGTGAAAACACCACTATTAAAGTTGGCTGTTCCACCGGTAACAGTTGTACCAGTAACGGTGGTAAAACCTGCCGTGCTGCCAGTAAGGGTGGTGAATTGTGCAATGTTGCCGGTAACGGTAGCCCCGGAAACACTGGTGGTACCAACAATATTGACACCGGTAATACTTGTGGCCTGAACTGCAGATCCGGTAATGATCTGACCGCTGATGTTTCCAGTGACCGTTAGGTTGTTGTTAAGGAATGTCTGACCAGATACAAATAAACCAGACAGGATGGTGAAGTTACCACTGATGGCTTGGTCACCAGCAAAGGTTTGGTTAATAGTAATAAGATTGACAAATTCACCAGATAAGAACCTGGCCATCTGACCGGTCACTGTGGCCCCAGAAACCTGGCTGGTGAATACACCGGAAACACCTGTCAATGTCGTAAAACTAGCTGCATCTCCAGTAACTACAGCACCAGAAACCTGAGACGTGAACGTTCCGGAAACACCAGTCAAATTGGTTACTTGAACCGTGTTGCCGGTAATCGTTGCGCCAGAGAGTTGACTGGTGAAGACGCCACTAATGCCAGTAAGGGTACTGAACTGGCCTGCATTACCAGTAATGACAGCTCCACTGATGGTACCGGTGGTTGTCAGGTTGTTCTGGACGATAACACCACTAAAAGTGGCAAGACCAGAGCTGGTAATTGTATTGACGCTTGTAGCACCATTAACCGTAAGGTTTCCGGTGACGGTGACGTTACCTACAAACGTCTCACCAGTGATGGTTGCGTAGTATTTATCTAAATAATCCCGGAAACCCGAGAACGTAATTTTTTTATTTTTTAAAACGGGGTCAACTTCAAATACGTGAACAAGAGTCAGCAGGTCCTGCTCGTCAATAGCAAGACCTGCAATCTCAGGAAATTCCGATATCCGTCTGTTGGCCACCTATTAAATCACATAAACCCTATAAAATGAATTATAGTCGCAGTGTGTTCAACCTCACCGGGCTTTAATTTCAATCCTGGGAAGGTTATTGGACACAAAATTCCAGCCAGCTTGGATGCCTGTAACCAAACCACAGGCAATTGCAAACACCACAATTAGCTCGGCAACCGTCAGGTTCCGGCGCACATACACAACTTGAGGTTGGGAAAATGGAACCGCAAACTTGGCTGGAAGCTCTGGCTGACCAATGGGATAGTCCGCTGTTTCTTGAGCTGCAGCCTGCTGCTGAAGAATGGTCATCCGAATGGCTTCTTCCCGCGCACGCGCTTTCATCTGCTCTAGAAGTTCAGGCGTTATCCCGCCAGGGATCGGCTGCTCTTTCAGCTGAGAAAATTGGGGAGGAGTACTGGAAGGAACCTGATCTTCCATGGTGATGCAAATTGTTTTCCCACACACTAGCATCTAAACAAAACGTTTGACACGATGGCAACATTCGGACTCCGAAAGGGTTTAGAAGATATTGCACATGAGCTAAAAGGTGTGCGAAACATCTTGGCTTCCATGTGGCACAGCCGGTATCAAACGCAGGAAACAGATCGGATGAATCCCCAGGCGTTTACCGATGAGTACATCTCAACCGAAGAATGCGCCAAACGCCTTTCGGTATCTGATCAAACCATTAGGAACTGGATTGCCATTGGCAAAAAACAGCCAGAGAAAGGCTGGACTGAAGGTTTGCATTACGTCAACGTGGCACCTGACCCCAGCAAGAAAGCAGTGATCAGAATCCCATGGAACTTTTTGGTCATGTCTTTTTCTCGAAACAAAGAAATTGACCTGTCGGATTTCTACGGGAATAAATACAAGTCCACCCAGGAGAAACTTGAATGATTCCAAATCGTTTCCAGGGTGTGGACCTGCTTTCCGTCACTGTTGAGAACTGCTCTCAAGAACTACCTGAGTCCTTGTTTCGGCAGGTGGAAGAGTTCCTTCCTCCTTCTGGCTCATTTGATGACGGATGCCTGCGTCGCTACCTGGAAAACGTACGAAATTACGAAGAAGAGGACGCTAATTCGGGCATGACCTTGGCCAATCGCCTGCGTCTTGCCTTTGTTGATATGCAACCGGACACAATTTGTGGGAAATTTCCCCAGGCAGAGCTACCCCTTAAGCGCCGTCTCCGTTGCGTAGCTGAGTACCTGATTCGTTCTGGTGAATTTGACAAACTCCGAGACGAAACCGGTAAGCTTGTTAAGAAACGCGGCAACCTTGGCAAATTAGTTGTCATCTATAAACCGCTTCCTAAGCTCCTAGAGTCCCTTGTCCGCCAGGGGTTAATCGAACATGAACCGTCGCGAGAAGCTGATCCACTCTGCACTGCAGGGTGATGTGAACGAAACCAAAGCCAAGATGCTCAACCAAACGGTTGATTTCATCCTGGGCGATATGGGTGAAATGTACTACCGGTTTTGGCAGGCGGAAGGTCCTGGGGTGATGTGCTTCCAGCCTAAACAGGAGCAAGGTGTGGTTTACATGACGCTTGAAGAGCTAAATAGCGCAAAAGAAGCATTTGAACGGGATAATAACCATGATTTAGTAGAGACCTTCCGACGAATCCTGGAAGCTGCTCAAAAGATTGATCCAGAAGAAAAGGCTGGCTATCTCATCAATGATGAGGAAGGCATCCGTTATTTGGAAATTGATTACAACAAAATGGTGGACGCATGAGCATCCGTCGCGTTACCGGTCGGCGTGAAGATCTAGAACTTATCACGCCTACGGAACTGGTGCAGGCTGCCAACATCGTAATGAGCGGGATCAACTTAGATCCTGCCAGTTCCAAGGTTGCTCAGGATTTTGTGCAGGCTGATGAATTCTTCAGTCCACAGCAGGATGGGCTCAACATGCAGCAGTGGTTTGGACGGGTGTACCTGTTTCCGCCCAGTGGCTGCTACTACTTTGATAAACGTCTAGATAAATGGAAGATGACCAGGGCTTCTTCTCCGACCCTGGTGTCATCTCATGCAGTGTGGTTTCGTCAGCTGTACCGGAAGTGGCTGGCAGATGAGGTAGAGCAAGCCATCTACTTTACCAACTGTCCTGACATGATCCGTTACGAGCAGAAAATTTTTGATTTCCCAATCTGTTTCTTGAAGACAGTACCAATGTTGATTAAAAACACCAGTGAAGGGATTGGGCAGCATAAGACCTGCAGCTCATTTGTGGTGTATTTGCAACCAAAAAATAATTCCGGTGCGGCCACAATGAAATTCATCGAGACATACGAGCAATTCGGTCGCGTTATTTACTGAATTCGGTATAGTTAAGGACGATTACTGGGATCTATGGGAATCCTTTGCGACGCTGAAATCAAGACCTTTGCTCTGGAACAAGGGATGATCGAACCGTTCACCGATCATCTGGTGAATGAAGAAGATGGACGCCGCATCTTGAGCTATGGACTTAGTTCGTATGGATACGACATCCGTCTTTCGCCTAAGCAATGCTTGATTTTTGGCCGCATCCAAGAGGGTGTGTCGGATCCCAAGGATTTCAATCCCAAGATCCTGTCAGATTCTGAACTGCTGGAGGATGAGAAAGGTCAGTATTTCCTGCTGCCTCCCTACGGCTACTGTCTGGCGGTTGCAGAAGAACGTCTCAAGCTGCCTCAGGATGTGACCGTAATTGCCATGGGCAAGAGCAGTTACGCACGCTCCGGCATCATTGCCAACATCACCCCGGCAGAGGCTGGCTGGGAGGGCTACCTGACCCTGGAGATCAGTAATGCCACCGGCCAGTTCAACCGCATCTACGCCAACGAGGGTATCATTCAGCTGCTGTTCCTCCGTGGCACGCCCTGCGAGGTGTCGTACCAGGATCGAAAGGGTAAGTACCAGAACCAGGCTCAAGAAGTCGTTTACTCGAAGGCCTGATCATGGATCGCGACAATCTTGAGCAGAGGATGGACATCCTCGAAATCCTGGAGAGACAAGTTGTGTTCCTAGAGAACCAAGAGCTGTCCGATGCTTTGAGCCGCTTCCGTTCTGAAAACACCCAGTGGATCCTGAACATGATTCAGGACATGCTGGGCCAGATGCAGGATGCCTTGGATGCTGAGGATTTCAGTCAGACCTGGGGCTAACTGAAACCGTAGAAGGTGCCTGACTGGGGCTTCGGTTTTTTAGCGTAACCAACGCTGCCAACCGTCCCGTATTCATCGCCCAGACTGGGCACCTCTACGCCACCAATCGTTGCCTCTGAACGGGGCGTTTCACCACGGAGGGTGGGTTCGTCAATCGATGCCTTCTGACGGAACTTATTAGCTGTCTTAGCTGCAGTGATGAAGCGTTTAACCCTGGCTTGATTGTCGTTAATCGCTTCAATATCAGGACGCTCTTGTTCCGGAATACGACGTAAGTCCGTGTCGTAATTACGTTCCGGATTAAGGTCCGTTACTTCCGAACCAGAACTACCGGAGTCCTGCCTGGGATCGTAAGTGGGGTCAAAGAATCTTGGCATAGTATCATTGTAAGAGGAGTAACTTAAGTACTGAATACAATGCACAACGCAGCAGGGTTTTTAGATGCGTTTGTTCAAGACGAAGTGAAGTGCCGCTGTCTTACAGAAGAAGACTTCGGTCAACCACTCGATAACGAAGAAAATGATGTACCCTTATATGACATGTACAACCGTGGGTTAGCGGCATGTCAAGAAGGGAACGAGAGACAGAACCTGTCGTTAGCGGAGGGTCGTCGGCCGGGTCTGACGGGTTACATCCCATCGGCGGAGGAGGGAGTGGCAATGGGAGCAACCCCGAAACCAAAGGCCCTGGTGCTGGAGCTGGAGGGTCCCTCGGAGGAGATGCTAGAGATGTCACGAAAGCGCCGTGGTTTAACCCGGTAGATTCAACCGACGATTTCATTAGTGATTGCCCAGGGGGAGTTTGTCCTGTTCCCTGGGCAAGTAAGGAAAATCCGGTATTTACAATCGAGGCGCCTCCCAAGATTGCGGAGGATACTGTAAACCACCCATCGCATTACACCGATGGGGGCATTGAATGCATCGAAGCCATTGAGGCGGCTTTAACCATCGAAGAATTCCGTGGTTACTGCAAGGCAAACTGCATGAAATATATTTGGCGTGAGCGCCATAAAGGCGGGACAGAATCACTGAAGAAGGCACGGTGGTATCTAGATCGCCTTATTGATCTGGATGAAGTTCAGAACGGCTGAAGCTCATCTTCATCTTCGTCGCCGTCTTCGTAAAACGCGCAGGCGGCGGCCAGTTCTTCTAGCTCAATGTCGGTTGGAACATCAAAGTCCAGCTGAATGTTTTCATCCGCAAGGATTTCTTTGACAGCCTGCCATTCCATCAAGCGTTGATGATAGAGATTCAACAGAGCTGAGTACAGCTCATCCCAGGTCATTTCCCTGGCGACCATCTCAGCTTTACGCATGGAGAATTGGAGTTCCAGGGGTAACTCAAACTCCCGTGGTTCTACTGATCTCTCCATTGCGTTTTCCATGGCTTCGATGAAACTATTTTAAGGCTAGCTGGCAAATACAGATTCAACTTGCTCAAGTTCCCCAAATGCCCAGGGATCTTCGTCAATCGCGAATGAATTGGCAAACTCTGCCAAAACGTAGGGATTGATGTTCTCCTCCAGCTGGCGAATGGCCCTCACCTGATGTGGGGCTGCAGTGTAATTACGGAACGCCTTAAGAAGAACTTCTGTCGAGGACCAAGGGCTATCGTCAATTTCTCGCAGCAACAGCTCAACCTCTTCCCTGCGTCGATCAATGAGTCCACCAATGACCCTGTGGTTCTCATCAAAAATCCAATGGGTCATTTCCTCAGCCACACCAGCCCAGTCGTCGTGTTGAATGCAGTCAACGATGGTGCTGTAGAGGAAGGGCTTCCAGCCTACCGAATGGATGAACGAAATCAGAGCTTGTTCTGCGCATCCGTACAGATGAATATCAATATCAGCCAGGAGGCCCCGAATGGCTTTGACCTCGCAAAACAAATATTCCAGTGCTTTCTCCTTGGTGCACCATTGCCCCTGCTTAACGGGAGAACCGTCTGGATAAAATTGGGTACCGTATCCAATGGAGTAGGTACCCTCTTCATCTGCGGGAAATGCTTTTTCGTTGAAGCCTTCGTACTTACGAATTAAAGCAACGGCTTCCCGCAAATCGGACATGGGAGTACAACAAGTACTCCCATATTACACATATAAAAATGCGGGTGTTATTTACCTTGGCCGCGCATCTTTTTCCGTCCATGATTAGGCAAACTATTTTGCCCCTGTCCCTGACGAGTTTTCTTGGGCTTGGACTCAAGCTTGAGGGATGCAGATGACTTGGGCTTGGCCATGACAAAACTGAGTTGGCGCTACCACTTTAGTCGTTTTTGGGCTTGTGTCTCCTCTTGTTGTTGCATTGCTCGACATGAGTTGCCCAACGCACATTTCCAGGTTCGTAGTGGCCCCATGGATCTATCCGATCTAGGCTCTTGCCTTCAGGGCGTTCTCCTAACTCCATCCAAAACTGCTCAAAACTTTCAAACTTAAACAGTACATCTCCATATACACCGCAATGATTGTCATCAACCCGTTTTTTTGCTCTCCAATAACTCTTCCAAGCTCCTACTTTTTGAGGATCGTGCCTAGCGGAAGGGTTTTTTATATTTAATTTTCGTCCGGAAAAAGCGCATGAACGACAGGTCCACTGTTTTCCTTTGCGGTTGTATTGATCAATACGGATGCGGCCTTCTGCATGACAATCTGTACAACTTACGTCAACGTAGTTCCAACGTGAAGACATGTGTGAAGTAACTCTGGAATTATCATACCACTTAAGATCATCCACTTTACCTTGTGCGACCAATATCTGGCAGACATTATGTCCGGATTTGGATCTTGAGCATTGTGTCTTGCGTAATATGACTTCTTTCTTGCTTTTTCCTTTTCAGTTGTGGGGTGTTTACCGGCGCCTTCTACACCTTGCTGGCCAAAGCGGATGATCTTCTCCTCGCCCCCCTTACAAGCTTTGACCACATGGGATTTGGTGGGGTGCCCAGGGGTGCGGCGTGGTTTGTTGCACGCCATTTTGTCCTTGGCAATCTTGGCAGCCGCTGCTGCTTTTCTTCGTTTATCCGACATCAGATACCCTTAAACAAAGATGTGAATTCACCAAGGAATGCTTGACCAGAAGGAGATTTGCTATCTTCTTCCTCATCGTCTTCACCAATTCTAAAGTAGTTTGTATAAAATTCTTTCGGAGATTCCTTCTCTGCTTCTTTAAGCGTTTCCGCTTGATCTTCTGGGAAGAAGCTTTCAATTGTTCCAAGGGATGAGAACGGATCTTGAAAGTCAAGCCCGTATGTTTTAAGCGCTGTATCTTTGCCTGCTTTCGTTAACAGGGTTTGTTCGCTTCGATCAAGATCAGGGAACATATTTTCGTAGAACTCATCTTCCGTTCCTTGGTAACCAGCCCCTTGAAAAATGGCGTATAGCTGTGTTGTGGGCTTGGCCATCTCATCTTTATAGTCCTCTGGCTTTTCGATATAGGTAACGCCCAGGATTTCTTGAGTTGGGCGCTGACGTTTCTCATTGAGGTATTTGATTTGTTCTCGAATTTCTTGTGCAGAACCACCACGTAAGGTCTCCACAATGTACTGCTTTAATTCATCAACGGTACCAGCAAACTCAGAGATGCCGTAACGCTGGAGCACTTCTTTCCAGGTGTCTGGTGTTTTGGCTGGATCTAGGCCACGCAGCATTTCATCGGCAAATTCTTCCGGTGTAATGAAGGTACCAAACACCACCTGAGCCTTGTCAGCTTCCTTCTGAAGCTGGGGCATCACGTTTAAGGAGATGAAATCTTGCACCTTACTGGCGTTGGTGATGTCATCAGCAGCGTCGTAACCCTGGCCCTGGCCCTTCACCTCAAAGTGCATGCGTGCAAAAGCGGCCTTATTGTTGACATCAATACCAAAACGATAGACCTGTACAGCCCAGTACGGATCTCCAGCTTTAGCTTTTTCCCAGTCTTCCTCTACTGTTTTCTTTTGCGTTTCATACTGTGCAGCGCGGCTGCGGTCACCAGTTGGATTAAAGTAAAACTCTGGATTGAATGAACGTGGGCCTTGCTGTTTTACCTGATCCAGATAAACCTGGCTCTGTAACTGACCAAGCTTCTTCAGAGATTGATCAATATCTGTAATTTCAAACGGGTTTCGCTCTTCTTGTCTGATATCAAGGTATTCAATAAATTCATCCATTGATTTGGATGTATTAAAACGCGGGATTAAGTATTCATCCAGATAATTACGTGCAAACTGAGCTTCAATATTCATCATCTCAGTTCTACCAGCTGCGTCATATGACAAAGCAAGGCCTCTATTTTTGGCGTCATCAAGTGTTTTGATGTCTGCCTCCAAACGTGAGTTAATCGGCTGCAACGTTAGTTTTGCACTTTCGTTGGGATCACCTTTAATCGTGTTAAGGATTGTTTCCCCTTCTGTTCCTTGTTTACCAAGGAAAGCAATCAACTCTTCTGTTGATTTAAATCCAGATTCTTCTAGGAACTTAGGCGTAAATTGGTTCTTATTAGCGTCAAAAGGTTTCTCTGTTGAATCTAGGAAAGCTGTGATGATATCTTTCTTCTCCTCTAAAGGTTCAAACATGGAGTAGTCAATACCGTACTTATCTTTAATGGCTTGATCAAACCACTGTTGCCAGTTATAAACAACATTGTTTTGCATCCCAGTAACGTTCTGGAGTGCGCTCATCAGATCTTCTTCTCCCTTGCCACCAGAGGTAAAAGCCAGTACACCACCGACTCCAGAATCTCCAAGGATTGAATTGGATAGCTCCCGGTTGATATCAACCACCTCTGCAAAACCGCTGAAGCCACGGAAGAAGCTCATCATCTCCTGACGACCCTTCTGTTTCTTCATCTCAGCAATGGTGTCCTTAAGAATTGTTTGGTTCAATGCCGCAAACTTCTTAACGTCCACCGTCTTCTTTGTGTTAATGGCGGTATTGATTGCATCTTCTAATTCAGTAATGCCGCTACCGGCATTGATGTTGTAGCTCAGGATGATCTGTTTATCTTCCGGTCGCTCGGACAAACGGAAGAGCACTGCAAATTCTTCTGGCTTATCAACGTCCAGGTACTTTTCTTTGGCTAGTTGCTTCCAGTAAGGATCGCCCTGTCTTGCTTTTGTCCACTCATTAGAAACTTCCGGAACATTCAACAAACGTTGCGTAATTGTTTCTGTGTCAACACCTAGTTGTAAATCACGAATGTCTTGAAGCTCTTTGTCTGTTAAAGCTTTTTCTTCATATTTTTGAGCAGCGGCAAGATCTTCTTCTTTATTACCCCGCAAGCCCTGACCTTTGCCTGTGGTGGTGTAATGCTGCCAATAGTAGTTATTCTCACCGTAACGTTCAGTGATATCAATATCATCATTGGCAACCGCCTGGTTCCAGGCTGCATTGACCGTTGGGTTCTGTGCCTTGTAGTAGGCAGGATCAAACGTACCGTACGGTGGCTGTGCTCCAAGGGAGGCATCCCACGGTACGAGCTTTTCCGTTTGATAGAACAGCTTGAACTGGGGTTTGATGTTGTCAATGATCTGCTGCGCATTGGCAGGGCTCATGCCCGCAGCGATCAAGCCGTCATAAGTGATCTGATCACGCTGGGCAACGTAATCACCACCTTTGGTTGTGGAGGCAAGAGAAACAGTTCTGGAATACAGCTGGTTTGTTGCCGTATTCTCCCTGTTAATTTGAGTATTTTCAGCGTTTAATTGAGTGTTCTGTTGATTTAATTCTGCAGCTTCTTTATTAAGGCGAGCGTTTGTATTGTTTAGCTGTGTATTGGTGGCATTCGTTCGAGCGTTTTGTGTATTGAGAAGCGTATTAGTTTCTCTAACCTTCTGAATATTTACATTGTGCTCAGCATTTCTAAGGTTTGCCGCATAATTATTGGCATTGATGTTGGCATTGTCAATATTTGCTACTCTGTTGGCCTCGTTCAGGGCGGCGTTGTCTTGATTTAATTTTCTATTGGCATTATTTGCGTCTGTATCATCTACCCATCTTTCTTTGGTTACGTTGTCACCATAAAGA